TTTTTTTTTTTTTTTTATGCATCAATCAAACATAAAATTTAAAATACCCCCCCCTGGGCTGATTATGATTGAAAGGGAAGGGGTATATTTGCTTATTACACTAACTTAAACCTAAACTTAACTTACTATAACAAACTGCTTAAACTTAACAACTAAACTTAAGCCTAAAAACTACACTAGCAATTAACTACTTAAAACTGATCAAGCCATTGCTGGCGCAGTACACTGTACGAAGGGAGTTTCAAGGCTCTACCAACAGGCACAGTGCGAATCTTCTCAATAAAATCCTCATACACAGAACGGCCATTGTGCCAGGCAAGATAACACAATGACTGAACGTGTTCTTCAGTTGCTGCAGCAGAACGAGACCAACGAATGGACTCGTAAATTTCCTTCATTGGAAAGCAGGGATGAATCAGAAAAGGAAACTCCTCATCCGGAACGAATGTCCTCTTTAAAAAGGTTACATTCTCCCAGGTGGTATCATTAAAATCTGAATCTTTATCAGGAGGAGTCATCTGCAATCCATAAACTTTGCCGGCCTCAGCCAAAGCGGCAGCATCCAACTGGAAAGGGTAGGTGGCTACAATATCATCACCATACGCCACCATGCGCAACTGATCTAAATCTATTCCTTTATAAACATCTAACACTAAAGTCCTAATAATTATATTATTAATAATAGAATTAAAAACAGAGGTTCCGGAGCAGCCAGAAGGCATTCCTCCCTCCACCTCATAATACTTATCCTTATACAAATGGGAACTAAAGGTTATATGATCAATAATCCAACTAGGAACAGACTTAAACTCTATATACTTATCTATATCATCCTTAAAGCCTAACTTAAGCAAAACTAGCTTCAAACACTTAAACCAAACGGGAGAAAGAGAGGCATCAAAATTGGAATAATCAAAGGCAATAAGGGGGCGACCGGCCATTTCAGCATAAAACTTAGACCAGTCAACATCAGGATTGCAGCCAACAGCAGAGCCAGTCACGGTACCAGGATTTGCGTGAAAGGTTTGGAAGAGGTGGCCAAAGACCCGCTTCATGCGGATGGTATCATTGAGTGATGAACACTCAATCAGCCTTGACTTCCCAGCTGCAATTTTCTTCTTGGGTCTTAATTCATCTTTAATATATGTAACAAAGGGTTTGCCATAACCATAAAGATCCAGGGCCTCAACAAGCTTATCAAGTGGTTCACCACGAGGTGGAATCAAATCCTTCTTCTTTATGCCCTTCACAACATAGGGATAACCAGCAGAAGTGGCCAAATCAAGACCATCCAGCTTCTCAATGCCATAAACGGCCTCCTCAAGGGTCAAAACTTCAGTCAAATTCTCAGGCATGATAGGTTGAATCTGGGAAACATAATGGTCCACAGCAATGAGCATATTGGGTGTTGGCTCCTTAACATCACAATTGCCTTTATACTTTGAAAACAAGGCTTCTTCAAGAGGAACCTCCAAGCGGGGATCTTTTGGATGAAGGGCAGCTGGTTCCTTTTCACCTGGAAAAACATCAAAGAACACACTCGGATGCAAGCGGGTCTTTGTTGAAAGATTTATGGGGCTGGTCTCTGTCTTCTCCATCTTGACAATTTCACCTTGTTCAATGGCAGCCACAATGCGTTTTGTCAAAATAGCGCCATAACCGCTCTGCCCATCACCACCAATGTGCATAGCGATAATCTTGCCAGCCTTGCATATGACCCCCCCACACTGCCCTGAACGAGTGGGGTAATGATAATGGCATGTATTAAAGGTTGCTTTATAAGACAAATTCAAAAAGCCAAACATAGAAACAGTTCCAACGGGAGCAAACATTCTCTCAAAATGGGGATTATCAACAGCAAGAAAACAGCCCGACTCTCTTTGAAAATGCTCTGGCAAATATTTCCTAATATCTCTAAAATTAACAGGCCTATCTATCTTAACAGCTACTAATTCAAGGCTACCTTGCCCATTTTCTAAATAAGCTATATCTAAACACTTATAAATCACACCATTCATCTCAATCTCATATCCAGGCTCAGAATGTTTGGGAAGCAAAAGCCACTGAGAGTGTAAGCCCAAGCCAGAGAACCACCCTTTCTCCGTCTTCACGGAGAAAATGCTCTGCTTGAACAGCTTATTGACAAATTCCATGTCAGGTCCTTGTGTCTTGACAACCCGACGCAATTCCGGTTTCTTGAGTTCAGGTTTGGGGGCAGAGCTGTAGGCACCTTGGCCTTTTGCAAAGACAGTGTACATCAAGTAAACAAAACCAGAAATTGCACACAAGGAGGCAAGGATGGACAAACCTTTCGCAATATGCGAAACCATTTCTGAGCATTCCCTCTTTATTTCAATGTGTCTGACCTCAACGGGTAGCATCCAACCCTGAACCCGACAATAATCAAAAACCTCTGGGGTGGGCACAGCACGAACCAAGTCAAGCACTTCTTTTGGCGCAGGCCTTTCAATCCCTTCCTTTCTCAATTCTTCATACGTCTTAAGCACAGGAGGCATCCTATCATAATCACTCTCAAGCCACACATCACTCACACAGGTTTGATAATCATTTGGGCCTTGGAAAAGGGCATCCAGCTTACTCCCACATGACTTGCGGGCATCTCTCTCTCTAATTAATTTGGACACAATCTCATCAAGAGAATAGCGCACACCAGAATCAACATCACGAAACAAAACAGCTTTTCCGCAAATCATAGGACAGCAAACCTTAAAATTTGCTGCCTGATGATTGCAGGGGGTCAAGGCAACATCAGCAGCAAGTTTACCATTTTGAACCATATAATCCTTCTGAACTTCAATATTAACATCCACAAAAAATCTACGCTTAAGGGCTTGGGGTTCTGACACAGTGGGAGGTCTAACCTGATTCAAGTTGGTGGAGGCAAGCACAAAATCTGAAGTAAAGGCAAGACCCTTCTCCTCAAGAGCAGCCATGGGAACAATAAATTCTGTTGAAGAAACCATCTGGCAAAGCAACTTGCAATCTTCCCCATCAGGGTTCTGGCCCAAATCATCCATGATGACAACTGGCTGTTGGGCATATCCATCAAAATGTTTGGGGTCTGGTGGCAATGAATAGGGTCGGGAGCCGCCATACCTTTGGGAAAGCAGGCGGCCAACAATTTCTGTGGCAAGGGATTTGCCGGAGCCAGGTGTGCCATGGACAAGCATGGCAACGGGCTCAGTCCGACCTTTTGTCAATGACTGGAGGATGGATTGTGCTTTTTGATAATACTTAACAATTTGAACAGTAGCGGCATTGCGCTCAACACCAAAAATATCTGCACCCTGTTTTAATTGTTTAATTCCTTCGCAAACCTTGCGAATCTGCTCTTCAGGGTATTTGCCGCGTGACTCGGCAATCTTATCAAGGTGTTGCATCATGAGCGGAAAATCTTCTAACTGTTGCATAAATTTGGTCCTTGCAGGATTTTCTTTCTTAAACAAATTCTTAAGCCAATCAATAAACTGAGATAACTTAATGCCAATCCACTCCAACCCTTTTGCAGCAGTACAGGCAGCATTGAACTCTTTGATCCAGTTGCTCAAACCATCAGAGAAGCCCTGTGCACGTGCACTTCGAAGCGAAATGCAATTCATAATCTTATCTTGGAGCCACTCAAATGGGTCGGTTGTCAAAAGGTCAATGCCAAAGATCACACCAAGACCAGCAGCAGTTTCAATGCGACGATCTGGCGCCGCACGGGCAATCATTGTAACAGAAGCAATAACCTTCACAAGCCACTTAATAATCTGTTTAACATAAGACATTTGTGCATTGGCTTTATTAAAGGTATACTGCTTGACAGCATCTTCAATCACATTTGCCACACCAGTCATGGTGGAATCACCAAAGCTGTGACCCAGCTCACGGGCAACATCATTCATCATATCACGGAGACCTTGTTCCTCAGCATCAGGGCCTTGCTCAAAGGCAATTGGATCAACAGTGGTGCCAAATTCATCAGCCATCCAAACACAGGTAAACCATGAAGTGTACTGCTCATCAGAAACTGTTGCCATCCCACAGATGCCGTGTTTGCAAATCAAGGGTGCACCACAATGTCCAGGTTGAATTGGGGCATTCACACGAAGTAAATTGCGTTGCCAATGACCAGGCTCATCATCAGTTTTGCCATCAACCCAAAGGTCTTTCTGAAAGAAGGTCTCACCACATCTAATGGCAACAGCATGCTCTGTTGTGTCACATACAGTCCAGGTGTTCTTGCAAACATGCCTTTCACACAGGGTAACAATGGTTTGAAAATAATCTTCAGCAAGTTCCAAGCAAACCAAATCCATGGTATAATCAGCCCACTTCTTTCGATAGGGTATCTCTGCCCTGGGCCCAGCAATATGCTTGGAAAACACAAGATCAGCAACATAAAGATGAGCAGGAATCAAGCACTCACGAGGGGAAAGAGGAAAGCAATGGAAAGAAACTTCATTATCAACATCCCAGCACTGATAACAATCCTCAAAAAATCTGTACAAATGGGGAGGGCAGCACTCTGGATTCATTCTCTTTCCGACCTTCAGACGGGGCCCACAATTTGCTGCTCTAAGAACCCTATCGGTTCCATCACCTTCTGGAACAACATCATCAGGTCCATCCCTAACATATGCAATTCTCCCATTGGTAACAGCAGCAGGTCGATGTTGCGCAAGTGAAACAATTGGTCGCGGGCAAAAGGCGGAGACCTGGGTGGGTCGGGCAAGCATCAAAATGCGATGTTTAATATCCTGCACTTGGTTACCGCCCGTCAAATTGATAAATCTAAAACAAATTGTACCAAAATCATTTCCAGGAAACTCACCATATTTTTGTCCAATACGATAATTGGGATATCCATCATAGGTCACACAATAAGCAGAGGCTGGGCCCATAAAGGGAAGTCGCAAAGAAATGGGGGCATCAGCACTTGACTTTTGATACACACAAGGAGTAGTTGGTATAAACCATTCAGCTGAAGTATGATCAGCAGGAACAGGACATCCAGGGGGGCAATACAGCACTTGGGCAGTCGCGTGGGCAGACTTGGGCCCCGCTGATCCAATTTCACACACATTTATAACAATATCAAAACCACACCTGAGATATGTAAACATGCGGTATTTTGAAATAACAGCCAGCTGTGTTGTTGCCTCCTCAGAAAACCTCAAAGGAACCTTCAAAATCTTAGCTTCATTATAATCAATCATTCCATCATAAAAAAGGGCATACTTTGAAAAGAAATTTTCAATTTCTGTTTCCCTGGCTGAATAGGTAACAGGCACATTTCTTGTTTCAAGTGTTGAGGGTGCTTCTGTTGCAGCCGTTGCCCCAGTCTCGGGGGCTGTTAGTGCAGATGCATCACCAACCTGAATGGACAGGCCAGCTGGGACGCTGGGTCCGTTGACAGGTTTAACATCTAGGGGCTGCAGGGCATGTTGGGCTGCTTCAGTGATGACTTTGCCAAGTTCATCGCCAATACCCTGGAAGTATGCAGAATCTGTTGGGCATCGCATAACAAAATCCTTTGTAACAGAGGCCAGCACAGCAATTTGGCAGGTGGAAGGTGCACCCACCGGAACAACAACCGCGGTCTGATAGAAAACAGAAATGTAACCACGGTATGTGAGAACATTACCATCAGCTGAAGTTGAAGGTTGGTTAAAGCGATAAGCCGTCTGGGAGATCCACGGAACAACGAGTGTGATGGAGGATTGCAAGCCCAAATCCCAGATCTCATGTGTGCCAAGCATTGCGTCCCTGCGGGTGGCTGGCGCCGAACCGCCGGGTGGTGTGAATGCAAGAAGCAACTTGCCAGTTGCCATGGCTGAGCCACAGAACATGAAGGTCACACGTATCCCTCCACGATGCTGGGAGTACCATTTGGCACACCTTGCCATGTAGGTGGTTGAAAACAGCACGCTTCCCATGTCCATATCCCAATGGGCTATGGCAGCATTTGACACACTATTATTAGAAACATCCAATGTAAAGGAAACAGCAGCATTGGTAGAATTCACAGGGTTGCAAAAAGTGTCTACTTGCATAACCTCGAGGAGGTTTGTCACACGGCCGGGAATGTGATGAGATGGCGTTTCTTCATAATCTGGCAGCATAGGGTACCCCGAGTTTCGCAGTGTCGTAACGAACTGCGAGGACCCGGGAACCTCAAACACAGGAACACCCTGCGTATGAACACTAAAACTAGGTTGAACAGCATTGCGCAAACCAGAAAAAGAGGCTGCCATTGGTGCAATGGAAATTGTAACAGGAACATTGGTGGAGGAGCCGGTGACATAATCCAATGGCACAACAGGTGTAATATATATTGTCCAATTATTATGAGTCAAGGGACTTTCAGCAGGTGAAGCAGACACATAAGGCAAAATGAGCGTTGCGGAATTGTTCGTTCTCAAATTGATTAATTGATGTGGGTACAATGTAAGTTGATGTTTTGGATAATTAACAAAATCCACAGCACTCAGGGGATAAGCAGAATTCATGCCATGCTCCGTAACCTGGCAATCAGGGATAGCAGCAACAAGAAGCATGCCTTGATGAAACTTTGTGGCATTAACCTGAACATGAACACAAAAGCCACTGCGACACAGAAAATGAAATTGACAATTTTGACCAAACACACCCAGATCAGTTAAGGCAGCAGGTAATTTGTAAGCCCTACCCTCTTGTGCGGAGCCTTTTGTCCAATACCATGAATCCAATGTATAAAACCTCTCAACAGCTGGTCCAGGCGTAGTTTGCATATCAACGGCCTCACCAACACCCACATCATGTGTGGGCCAAACGCCGTACGCAACAACTGCCGAGGCTGCTTCTTGTGTGGTAATTGTAGAATTTCCTGCTGTAAGTTGCATTATCCTATCTGAGTAGCCAAGTTCCTCAACATTTGGTGATTTAAGTGCTGGACCGGCTGCTGCGGCCATGTCAGCAAGCGGTCTGGTGAACTTCTCAGGATCCATTTGGGTTGAAGCAAGTCCGTGAGCCGACGCATAATCCGAACCATAGTAATTGATTTGGGTGATATTACCACCCGCATTCGCACTCTGGTTCTTATGCGATTCAGTCGAAGTCCTTGATGCAGCGGCCCCACAATTCCTCACCCTCTTGGGTTCGGTGTTTCCAGGGTGGTGAATTCTGGGGATGATCAAAGGATTTTCTTTCAGAAAGAGTATATAATAGTGTGTAACTATCAATAACTCTTCTCCCATGTCAAGGCAAAGTGGGCCTTGGGACATGAGGCGAGGCTTGGGCACCTTGTCTTTGGATTCAGCAGTCTCATTAGTCTTGGTAGAAGCGAAAAAGAAAACCATATTGCTCAAATCAACTGACTATACAGGTCATGGTCGGCCAGCCGCGACCCTATCAGGCAGTATAGATCTAGTACTAGAGGCCCCCCTCTAGTAACCATCACCGGGTAATGACCAGAGAAATCTCAATGGTTCATTAGGGATATGCAATGCAGTCCCATTGCCCCTGGCTAGGTATCTACTCTACCATAACCTGTCGCGTATTGCTGGTTCCTGGGCTATCCTACACACCCGGTCAAGGGCTATCGGCTAGGCAGGCTTGGCTTCCAGCAGATACACAATTGCCGTTATTCCGCGGTGGCCAGCCGCATATTAAATCGCGTTTCCACTTGAATAATCCTTGTTTCATGCCGAAGAGGGGAAAAAGGTAAGTGGAGAGGGAGGGGAGAAAAGGTCCGGTGTATACGGGTTTC